ATAGGACTCCGCGAGCGTTCGCGCCGCGTCGACCTTGACCGTCTGGACAAGCTTGGCGTCTGGGTCCCTGACGCCATCGGCCTGCTCGCGCTTGATGCCGAGGGCGTCCATGAGCACAGGGTCAGAGCCGCTATCGCTCACCAGGTAGTAGGCGACGACAGGCTCACCCTGCCCGTCGCGGTGAACGCGACCGATGGCCTGGTCGTGAACCCCCGGCGACCAGTCGAGCTCGCCGAAGACGACCGTGCGACAGTGACCCTGCAGACCGTCGAGTCCCGCACCCGCGCGCAGGCTCATGACCAACACCTGGGCGTCACCCTCAATGAATGCGCGCTTGCTCTCCTCCTTCGCCGTCGTGCTCTCGCTTCCGGTGTAGAAGACGGGGGCGCAGCCTGCGAGGCGATCCTTCACGATGGAGTAGAACTCGCGGTGCCAACCGTAGAGGACCACATTCTCTCCGCTCTCCACTAGCAGCTTCACAAACTCGGCAACGTGCGGAGCTTTCGCGATCCCGGTGGCCTGTCTGAGCCGCCAGTCGAGATCCCGGGCCGCCTGCCCCCGCACGTTCCACGGTCCACCCTGCGCGAGGATGATGCGTGCAAGCTCGGCCACGTCAGAGGCGACGGCATCCAGCGCCTTCGTGTTGGCGTCGACGTGCACAACAGACTTGGTCAGGTGAGGAAGTTCGCGGCCAACATCAACTCGCGTGCGACGGATCATGAGCGCTGCCTCGCGGAGGTAGGTGCCAAAGGCCCTTGGCTGTGCGACCGGCACCCGGTTCGGGTCGTCGCCAGCGGCACCACGGCACCACTCACCGACGAACTCGCTGCGAGACCCGAGCGCGCCGGGGCGGAGTATCTGCATGATGTTGAAGATCTCGATCCCGTAGTTGTAGACGGGCGTGGCGCTCAGCCCGATGCGGTAGTCGCACGCGTCCGCAAGATGCTTCGCGGCGTTGTACTTCCCGCTCTCCGCTCGACGAAGCTCCTGCACTTCATCGAAGACCACGGTACGGATCTTCCCGGCGAGTTCTTCAGACCAGCCAGCTAGCTTGTGATAGTTGACGATGAGAACGTCTGGAAATGGCGGCGCCTCATCTTCGGGCCGGAGAAGCGCTAGCTGGTCGGCTGCCCTCCTTCGGCGTGTAGGCCTCACATCGTAGGGCGTACCCTTCTTGACGATATGCGTACGAAGGGAGGGCGCAAACCGCGCGAGTTCCTCCTGCCACTGCTTCGGGAGATGCGTCAGCGTCACCACGAGCGCAGGGCGTGTTTCAGCGGCCGTGAGGGCTGCTATCGCGCTACAGGTCTTCCCCAAGCCTACGTCGTCTGCGATGAGCAGACCGCCGGTCTGGAGCGCGAGGTCGGCCGCGACCCGCTGGTAGGTGCGCGCAGGAAGCGCCATGTCGAAGTCGCGTGGTGCCGAACGTCCCGAGAGGACCGCGTCGAAGGTCTCCACGCGAGCATCGAATGCCGCCGCACGCTCGAGCAATGCCTGCCGCGGCTCGACCTCGAGCGGGTACCGAGTCGTAAACCAGAGGAGATCCCGAGACACCTCGTCGGTCGCCTTCAGCTTCACCGTCCCGAACTGGTTGCCCGCCTTCTTGAAGAGCCGTCGCAGCCTGATGGCGACGTGAGGCTCCGCGGTCACGTGCCACGTGCCCCGCTTTAGAATCGCGCGTCCGTAGGTCCTCAAAGCCCCGCCTCCAGTAGCGAGAGAACATGCACCGGCTTTCCCGATAGCTCTGCCGGCAACTGCATCAGCCGCGCGCGGGTGGTGACGACGAGGAGAGCGCGGAGGCGGCCGTGCTGCGCGTAGCGCTGCAGCTGGCGGATGAGTGCCGGCGCGCTCCCGTCGACCTTCACCTCGATTCCAATCTCACCCAGGACGAAGTCGATTCGGTCGGCCGCGGAGAGCGCCACCTCCCTTTCGAACGCCAGGCCGGCGCGAGTGAAGGCGGCCGCCATCGACTGCTGCAAGTTGTCCTCGCACCCACGGGCGAGGCCGCACGCCAGCGCGCTACGGATCTCCCGGAGCTCGCTCATGCTGCCCGTCCATCTGCAGCGTCACGGACAACGGCCAGTCGCGCCTCGAGCTCACGCACACGGCGATGGTAGCGATCGAGTTCGGCTCGGAGCCGCGCCCCCTCGACGATCAGCGCCGCGCGGCTCTCAGCGTCCTCCGCGGAGCGCTCGACGAGCCTACCGGCTCGGTACGACTCCGACCGCGCGCTCGCCCGCAACTGGTCTCGTTCAGCTCGGAGCGTTTCGAACTCCTTCGCTAAGAAGTCGAGACACTCTTCGCCACTGGTCCAACCCGGGGACCCGTCGAACCTCCGTGCAGCCACCTCCCAGGTCAGCTCTCGAAGCCGCTCGAGGTGGCGCGATGCCAGCCTCTCACCCTCATCGTACGTGAGGCGCAGCTGAACGAGCTCGTCGTTCTTCGCCATGGCCGCATCGGAGAGCGCCAGAACGTCCTTCGCTCTGACGAGCTGAAAGCCCTCCGCGGTGAGCTGGGCGAACGCCTCCGCTCCCACCAAGGCCACCACCTGCTTCATCGTCGCATCCATCTGTACCTCCTCGCACGGGGCGCACGGGCGCCATCTCTCGTGCGATGAACAACGCTGATCCTCGGGGGCGTTCATGGGCGAGCCCTCGGCTGTTCGCTCGCAGCCATCTCTTGAGCTGCATGCCAGAGCAGGCGCGCGCTGGGGCCACGTTGAGACACGCCATTGGTGCCGGCGGTGCGCGGCGATGAGCAGGGCCTTCCACGCCAGGGCCCGGATCACGCTGCGCTCCTCTCGATCTGCTCGGCCACACGTGCGACGAGGGCCGTCGCGACCGGCGGTGCAACGGCGTTCCCGTAGCCGGTGATCCGGTCCCTTCTCGTTGCCCGTTCTGGCCATCTGTACGAGTCGCGGAATCCCATCGCGCGCGCCGTCTCACGGACCGTAAGCGGCCTGTAGCGGTCGCCGTCGACGAGGGCCCACTGGTCCTTCGTGGTGATCGTTCGGATGGACTCGCAGAGCGGCACACCGGGGTGACCCGTGACGTGCTGGGTGAGGAACCGCGCGCCGCAGTTCCGTCTGCCCTTCGCGATTCGACGCTGCACGCCGACCGACGCGTGGGGCAGCGCGGTCCAGTCGGCCTGGCGGAGGTCCTGACACGCGTGCTCGGTAGCGGGGTGGTTGAGCGCATGCGCCTCGACGGCGAGTGCCCAGTGGTTCGCTGCCCACACCACGTGCACGCCGGCCTGCGTCGCTCCCTCGGTGAAGCCTCCCGCACCCGCGAAGAGGTCGATCGCTCTCACGATGACGCCTCCGCTTCGAGCGCCTCGAAGAGGAGCGGGAGTATCGCGTCCCTCACCACGCCGAAGGCGTGCGGCTTGCGGTAGACCGCGCTCTCCCAGTAGTCGTCGCCGATCGCCTGATGCAGGTCGCCGTCGGAGATCGCCTCTGCCAGAAGGCCGGCCGTCGCCTCGTTCGCATCGAGGTAGTCGAATGCTTCCCACGCGTCCCGCGCCTGGCTTCGCGTGAGCCTCCGCTCCCGGCGACCTTGGAGCACTCGCTCGCGCCAGCCCTCCACTGTCGCACGGCCGTCGAACTCGTCCGGCACGCCGACGAAGAGCTTGCGGGCGACGTAGTCGGCGCCGAATCGCTCGCGGAGCGCGTCCGAGAGGTTCTGCGACTCGCAGAGCCAGGAGCCGCGCCCCCAACGGTGCGACCACGTCCCCCAGTCCGAGACCAGCGCGAGGGTGCCGTGAGTGTCGTCCACGTAGGCCGCCGCCCAACCTCGCCCAGCCCCAGGTACCTCGATACCGTCGAAGCGGTAGGCGCGCACCGTGGTTCGCTCGGCCAGCGCTCTCCCGTGCGTCACGGCCCATGTCGCGAGCGCGTGGCCTCGTTCGGAGTCGTTGCTCAGGCGCGCAGCAGCGCGCCACTCATCGAGGACCGACATCACGCCTGAACCTCCACTCGCCCACCGGCGACAACGATTTGGCCATCGCACATCTCCTGAACGTCGCGAGAGTGCGACACGAAGAGCACCTGGGCATCCAGCAACTCAGCTGCCCGGCGCAGCATCGCGACGTAGGCACGCGCGTTGTCGGGGTCGAGTGCTGCGCCCGACTCGTCACGGAAGAGGGTCGGCGATTCCAGGCCGGCACGGCGGCAGGCGAGCATCGTGAGCGCCAGGGAGACTGCCTCGCCAAGGATCACGCGTTCCCCACCTGAGTAGGTTTCGACCAGCGCGTCACGTCCTCCCTGCGTGTCGATGACGCGGACGTCCAGCCCCTCGAGCTGCCTCTTTCCATCCGCGCTCAGCCGCGTGGTCTCGACCACGATCGTGAACCGCGACCCGTGGCAGGTGCGAAGGAGGTCGTTGCAGAGCTCGGTCAACTCAGGCCCGGCGGCGTCGATGAGCGCAGCCTGAAGTCCGTCTCGCCCCAGGTCGCGAGCGAGGACATGCCAGTCGGCTACGGCCTCCTCCGCTCGCGTCCGCTCACCCTCGAGCGCGTCGAACCGGCGGCGCGCGTGCTCCGCGCTCTCGAGCGCGCTCCGCGCCCGCACCGCCGCCTCCCGTGCGGCCGTGACGTCCCGCTCGGCCACCCGCGCGTCTCGGGCCGCCTCCTCTCGACCCACTGTGCTGGGCAGCGTGGCGAGCGACTCTTCCGCCGCGAAGAGCTCGCCGCGTGCTGCCAGTAGCTGGGAACCCAGCTCCTCGAGTCGGGATCGGGCGTCGGCCAAGGCCGGAGCGTGCGCCGCAACGTCGCGTAGCCCGTCGACTCTGTCCGAGGCGGCGGAGGCCTTGTCGCGTGCCTCACGAGCCGCTGCGGAGTA